GCGCTCGAGGATGAGGCGAAGCTCCTCGTCGGCCGGTGCGACGACCTGGAGATCGTTCGCGGCTACCGCGCGCTCTCGCACCACGCCCTGCCGGCACCACCCCAGCTTGCAGCCGGTCAGCGTGATCAGAAGCAATGACCATGACCCAAAGCCAACAACCGCACCCCCACGCGCCATCGCAAAGTCTGGGATCGACTCTCCGCGACCGCCAGGGTCGGCAAAAAACTCCGCTGATCGACCAAACCCGGTTCGTCGCAACGGTTGCGGGTTTCGCGCAAGCCCTGCAACGTGGCCTCTCGGGGAGGGCGTGAGCGTGGACACGAACGCAATTCGCGCACTCTTGAGCGAGGGATTGTCTCAGCGGCAGGTCGCGGAGAGGTTTGGCGTGTCGCCGTCAACGATCAGCCGTGCGTTGGCTGCGGATCAGGCGCGGCCGGCTGAGCACGCCGTCGATGCGCTGGTCGAATCGCTCGGCGAGCTTGATCCTGACCGTCTGGTGCGTGTTGAGGCGCTGCGGGCGATCGCCCGGAAGCTCGATTGGTCCGGTACGGCGTCGACGGGCAGCGCCGCTCTGGCGACGGCTTCGCTGGTGCGCGAGTTTCGCGGCGCTTTGGACGAGCTGAAGCCCGGTCAGGCCGAACGCTGGGACATGGTGACGCGGCTTTTGGCGGGTGAGAACGGTGGCTGAGCCGCGATATTTCACTCCGCGCACCCCGAGCCGGCGAACGCTTGGCGTTGCGGCCGCACGGGTGGCGAAGGCGCTCGGAATCACGCTTATGCCTTGGCAGGCCAGGTGCTCGACGTCGCGCTCGAGCTCGACGACGCCGGCCGGCTGATCTACCGCGACGTGACCCTGTCAATCCCCCGGCAGCAAGGCAAGAGCACGCTGCTGCTGGTGCTTTGGGTGACGAGGTGTCTGCTGTGGCCTGATCAGCGGGTGGTCTACACGGCCCAGAGCGGCCTGGACGCTCGCAAAAAGTGGGCCGGTGACTGGCTTCCGCTGCTTGCGGCGTCGCCGTTCGCCGGATTGATGACCGTGCATCGTCAGAGCGGCCATGAGCGTGTGGTTTGGGCGAACGGCAGCCGGCAGAGCCTGGTTGCGACGACCGCTCGAGCGGGGCACGGGGATTCGCTTGATCTGGCGGTGCTCGATGAGGCGTTCGCGCATCCGGATGGACGGATTGAGCAGGCGCTACGGCCGGCGATGATGACCCGCTCTCAGCCGCAGTTCTGGACGGTTTCGACGGCTGGGACACCGGATTCCTCGCCGTTCCTGTTCGACAAGGTCACACGCGGGCGCGAAATCGCCGCCGCTGGCGTGACCGAGGGCGTCGCATACTTCGAATGGGCGGCTACTGATGACGCTGACCCTGGTGATCCCGCGACGTGGGGTTCCTGCATGCCGGCGCTCGGCATAACCGTCACCGCGGCCACAGTCCAGGCCGATTTTGAGTCGATGGAGCGCCACGAGTTCGAACGTGCGTTTCTGAACCGTTGGACGGCCCAAAAAGCCGCTCCGGTCATTCCGATCGCGAGCTGGCAGGCGCTTGAGGACCCCGAATCACGGCCTGTGCGCTCCGTCGCGCTTGGCGTGGACGTCTCGGTGGACCGTTCGCGGGCGTGCATTGCGGTCGCCGGGAAGCGCTCAGACGGCTCCTGGCACGTCGGCGTGCTGGAGTATCGGCCCGGAAGTGACTGGCTTGCCGAGGATTTGGCGCGCCTGGTGGGCAAGCTGACGGTCGGGGAGATCGTTTTCGACGCGCTCGCACCGGTGGACGGACTCCAGCGGAGCGTGACGACGCATATCGCCCGGAAGCTGCATTGCACGACTGCGCACGAGATGGCCGAGGCGTGCGGCCTCTTTTTCGACAGTGTGATGCGAGGCGAAGTCCGTCACCGCAACCCACCCGAGCTGTTAGCGGCGATCGACGGGGCTGCACGACGCACTCTCAACGACCGGTGGGCGTGGAGCCGGCGCAACAGCGGGACTGACATCTCGCCGCTAGTCGCAGCCACTCTGGCGCTCTTCGGAGCTCGATCGTTGCAGCGCCCCAGGGCCCGCGTCATCGATCTCAACGCTGTCCTGCGGGCCGATCCGGCGATGCAGGAGCCGTTCGCGAAGTTCGGGCCGGTGCCGGCATGAGCCGTATCGGCCGCGATCACAACTGGCGTCGCGCGCGCGCCCAGGTGCTGAAGGGCGCTCAGGTCTGCGAGCTCTGCGGCGGCGAGCTGGATTTCGACGCTTCGCCGCGCAGCCGGTGGGCGCCGAGCGTGGATCACATCATTCCGATGCGAGAGATCCGGAATTACGACCTGCTGACACAGCGACGGATGGCGGTCGACCTCAGTCTGCTCCGAGCTTGTCATTACGGATGTAACTCACGGCGGGGCGCTGGCCAGAACGGGCCCGTGTTCGCCGGCGTCTCGAGGGAGTGGTGAGCGTGCGAGTGCCGATCCCACGCGAGCGCCGGCTGGTCGACGAGCAGGCTCTGCCTGAGCTGCTCGAGGGCATCCGCACGCTCGATCCCGCGGAC